AAGTCAGTGGATTCAGGTTGATGATGTGAACAAAGTAATGAAGCAACTTCTCAGGACGTAGTGGACCTTGGAAGCTGTTGTTCTCCCAAATGAACTTCACCATTGACGGCAAGCTGAAGATGTTGAAGATCGACAGCGTTGGGTGGAACGCCAACTCCATGTTCTTGAAGTTCTGATCTTGGATCGCCTTCAGGTTCAGCAACACTTCATCCCAATTGCCGCCATTGCGGACGTAGTTGAAGCGGTCACCAATCTCGTCGATGCTTGCTGAAACGTAGATGTTCTCAAAGTCAGGCCAGTAATCAAACGCATGCTTCTTACCGAATTTGAAGCGAGTCATGTTGGTTGAGTAATGAATCCTCACGTCCTTACGATTCGCTGCTTGCAACGCCTCTAGGATCGCCCAATGCTCTTCCATCATCATTGGCTCGCCGCCAGCAAAGTGGATCGACTTAACGATGTCGATGTTCTTCAATGCATCCTCGAGTAGGAGGGCATTGCGTTCCTCTGGCAGCTTTGATAGTGCTGGGGTATCGGCAGCGATGTTGAAAATCTTCTTGTGATCTTTCATCCATGACGATGAAAGGCCAGGACCGCATGAGCGGCATGATAGGTTGCATAGGTTTGAGAATCGGAAGTCCCAATGTAGGAGGTTCATCTCTTCAACGCGACCATCTTCTTCGGTTGTCTCGATGATGTCCAAATCCTTTTCCTTTGACAGGTACTTTTGATTCATACCAATGCGGAGAGATTGGAAGCCTTCTTTTTCCTTGTCGTAGCAACGATGGCAAATCTCAGGAGTCTCAACACCGTTAAGCATGTTAAGGCGCAACTGTTTGATCTTATCGTTGTTCCAAATTTCTTCTAGGCGCTGTTCATTGAGGTTGCCAATGACTTCAGTCGATGGGCTCAAGCAGCAAGCGATCACCTCGCCGGCTGGGAACGTATGCAAATGAGTCCATGGCGATGCACAGAACACCTTGGACTCGTTTAGGGATTTAATGCTTATTACTTTGGTCATATATTTTATTGAGTGTCGGTCTGATTTTATTGTATACGTTTGACGCGAAGCCGAGGTGTGGGTTCGGGCCAGGGTGCGCAAAATCTCTTGCGATCGTATACTTCATTACTTGGGGTGCTTCTTCCAAGCTCGGCCAGCGAATGTCTAAATATTTATCTCTGAGGTTTTTAGGCATTCCGTCCTTGACCATTAGGCCGATATTCAAAATGTCACGCTTATCCCCAAGAAGATATTTCTGCGGAAGGGCAGTAAGATCAGAATCAAACAACTCATCAGTGTGCATCGTGTGGTGCCACGTTTCAAACCTAAACTCGATGCCGTATTGTTGACACAGCGCGTTGAGTAGGATCGCATTGCGATACAGCTCATTCATCGAGTTGATGATGCGGATATTCTTTTCGTGATTCTCATAGAAGTACTTGGTCGAGCGCGATACGCCGGGATCAATGTACCCCTGAATAAAGGCCATCGGACCGGATGAACCCTGTTGTGGAAGATTTGTTGAGTAAAACTCAGTGCGGAAGATTGATGGGAACAGAACGATCACCATCTTCGGGCGAAGCTTAAGTACCTCAATTGCGTGGTAGACGTATCGAGTGATTGCTGAGATGGATGCACCACCGCGAGCAACATTGTGGTAGCCAAGTTCTTTGCCATGACGTTCTTCGATGATCTTGTTTAGGAAGTGCGCCCAAACGTGTTCCCTTGGTAGAGCTTCACCCTCGGTGAAAGAACAACCAGCATAAAGGATTTCAACATTCTGGGGCTTTAGCTCGTCACAACGAATACCCATCGAATTGTATTCGTATGTAAATTGGCCTGGAACATAAGTGACATGATGTTTGTTATTTTTATTTTTTATCGCTGCTTCGTACGCGGCTTGTCTATCCATACCGCTGGACCATTCGTTCACCGCATTCTTGCGGCTGTTCGCTAGATAGTCCATTAGCGCGTTATCCCAAATCGAGTACGAGAGATGGTGACTGATAGGTGTCATGTTGGTTCCTAATGGCTAAAGAAAAATAGTTCTTGAATCGTTAAATTCAAGAACTATTTATTCAAGCGGCCATTATTCTAAGCCAACTTTGGGAGCAACGAAATCCTGTGCACCTGGATTTGCTGCGGCCGGATCAAGAATCCAACCCTCTTTATTCGCACGCTCAACCAGCTCATCAACGTGCTTCCAACCTTTGGTTGAATCACCATCAATCAACTTGATAGGGATCAACGTGGTCTTCGGCAATGACTTGAACCAATCAGCGAGCATTGGGAAGGTCTCACAGAAGTTCTTGCCACGACGTTTGTCATACTGATCGAAGAAGCTGCGGAAGTCGCGTTGACGTGACTCCATGCTCGACGTATAGCTGTGACCTTCTTCCACTTCACGTAGATAAGCGATCAAGCGTTTGATACCGTCATGCTCCATTTGGTGTAGCAAGCCACGACCGTTGTTGGTTGGTGCTTGAGTGTCCCAACGTTCCTTCAGCCATGCTTCCAAATGATTGGCACGCTCTTGACGAACATCAACCGGCAGAGCTAGCGCACTTTGGAAGCTTGGGAAGCGCAGAATGTTGAAGCTCATCATGCAGTGGTGTCGACCGTATTGCGCCTTCAACTTCAGCATCTCGTCCATAAACTCGGTGATGGAGAACAAGCATAGGCTGTTGATCGTCATCATCATGTGGACCATCTTCACGTTGCCTTTGGTGAGCATCATGTGGATGTTGTTCAGCCAAGTGTCCCACACCAAACCATCACGAATGTATTCAGCGTGAGCGCCAAATGATTCGTTCGAAGTGTAGAGGTGGAAGTCTTTGAAGCTATGTGATGTTTCGCATAGCCGTTCCATTAAAGCTGGCTTAGCACCGAGGTTCGAATTCACCGCCAATTGCACGTTACACTCAGGATGGTTCTTCCACCAGTCCATGAGCTTCCAGAAGTCTGGGCTCATCGTGGCTTCACCACCAGTGATGCGAAGTTCTTTCAGCGAATGCTGAAGGTCATTCTCCCACCACTCCATGAATGCAGCAACGTATGGATTGCCTTCGTTCTTCAGACCGTATGGTTGTGCCCATGAACCGTCTTGTTGGAAAGCACCAGCGCCATCACTGACGAGATTCTGGTAAGGACCTTCAGTACGAATGTCTTTCATCCACGAGGTCGAGAATGAAGGGTTGCAATACGAGCAAGCAAAGTTACATGTCGCGTCGAATGCAATCTCAAGGGTCTTGAGGTCGACGTTGCCGGTTTCTTTGTGTTCGTTTGCAGCAGCCAATAGCTCTTCGTCAGTGTAGATCACGCTCTTGTAAACGCGGTCACTGACTTTGTCCTTACCAAGGTCTTCGATCTTCCAGCAGTATTCACATTCAGCTGGACGTTCACCATCCAACATCTGCTTGCGGACCATCTTCTTGTACTTGGTGTTGTGCAACGCCTTGTAGCTTTCTTGCACTTCCTCTAGAGGAATCTTGTGTGCTGGCGGGTGATGGCATGATGCGGTGGTTCCGCTGCCAAGCCAAACAGTAGCGTTGTACCATTTGGCTCCACAGAAACTAGGACTGATGGTATCGATCATGCGATCGCGATAGTCCTGGTAGGATTCGTTTGGGCGTTTTGCCATTGTATTTCCTATGTGTATATGAGAAGATTATTTATTGGCCGATTCCGTCATAGGCATTGCGGCAATCTTCATAGAACGGAACCAGCTCAGGGAAGGTCTCGTAGAAGTTCGTATCCCGACGTTCGTCATACTGCTCGTGGTAGATGAAGAAGTTCTTCATGTTCACGATGCGTGCTTCCTCTTCGCCATTCATGAAGTCGATCAAACGTTCCACTTGATCAATCTCTTCTAGGTAGAAGCGACCGGCTTTGGTTGGATCAGCCTGACGAGTACGAGCCATCACGGTCTCGCGCCAGATTGGACCATACTTCTCTTTGATGTCCTTCGGTAGATTGCGGATGTTCAGGTAGTGCGGCCAGCGAACATAAGCGATCATCATTGGGATACGATTCTCTGCATCGGTCTCATTGAACTCGGTGCGGAGGCTGTACACGAACTTGAGGAACTCGTCGAATGTGGTCACACTTAGAAGGTTGGTCGCAACCATGAAGTGCAAACGCGTTTCAGTGTTCTTGAGGAAGTAACGGCAGTTGTCAGCGAACTCGTCGTACGTCATGCCGTAACGAATGTACTCGGCTTGTGGACCAGTAGCTTCGAGGCTCGTGTACACTTCGAATGACTTGACTTTGCCTTTCAGCAAGTTGCTGTACTCAACCAGCTTGTCGATCAACTTACGTGGCACGTTCATGTTCGTGTTCACCGCAAGGTCAAGATCAGGACGTGGGTTGGCGATCAGCTCATCGAAGACGCGCCAGGTGTGCTTCGACAGTAGTGGTTCACCGCCAGTGATGCGGAACACCTTGAGGGTTTGAATCAGCTCTGGCCACCACTTCCAGAACGCCTCAACGTACGGGTTATAGTCATCACGTTTGATAGGGAAGCGACCAATCGACTTCAGCCAATTGTGGTCGTGTGCCGTGCCTTGTGCAAGCTGGTAAGGACCATGGCGTTCAATCTCTTCCGTCCACTTTGATGACACGTCCGAGGTGCAGTAGGTGCACTTGAAGTTGCAGGTATTTTCGAACGCAACCTCGAGGTAGGTCGGGTTGATGTCGTTACCAAGACCAGACGCCTTAACAACGTCCAGGGACTCCATTGCCCATGGGCTAACGGATTTATATGTACGATCGCTTAGGTGATCCCCAGGACCGTTCTCGACGTTCCAGCAGTATTGGCACTCTGGAGTTTGGATGCCTTTCAGCATGTCCTCACGAGCGACGAACTTGATTGGGGTGTTGTGAAGCGCTTTAGGATTCGCTTCAACTGCCTTTGGGTCGACTTTGTGAGACGATGGGTGGTGGCAGCTGTGGGTGTACCCGTTCCACAGGTAAATGGTCGATTGCAACCACTTAGCCGTGCAGAACGTTGGCGACACCGCATTGATGACCTCATCACGAAGGCGATAGTTCTCCTCCATGATAATTTGATTGCGGCTCTTTTCTGTCATTAGATGCTCACTAGAATTTCTTTTTCAAGGCGTACCGAGTACTCTTGATTTGGATGTTCATAAACTTGTTTGAAGAACTTGCTTTGTGCTTCATCGAAGTAGGCGAGGTCGAGACCCATGTGCTTGTTGATCGCGTCGCCAAGTTCATAGATTTTGTCGATCATCAGGCCTTCGTATCCGTCGAACTCTGCAAGATAGTCGTGACCGAATTGTTTAAACCAATCGTAGTCACTGATGTTGGCTAGGCTGAAGGAAGTATCGATGTTCGCCATATAGATGCCCAGGCGCGTTCCTAGGATGGCCTCGATACCATGTTCGACGTCTGCTCCGATGCATGCCCATACCATCAGGCGACGGAGGTTCGCATCATGGATCACGTTCTTGACTTGGACCTTGTCAAGGCGATTGCCCTGGTCTAGGGTCATCTTCACACCTTCACGGAAGCCAGCACGGAACGCTTGGAATGGCGAGCCATTCGGGTACGTGGTCGACAAGATCGAGTTCAGCTGTAGATACTGATTGTCCCAGCAGAAGTCAAGCTTCTCTGCTTCGTTCTCGGCAGCCTCGTGTGACTTCATGTTTAACACGAAGTCTTTGGTCCATAGCTTGACACCGCCATTGCCGTAGATCAAGCCGTTGACGGCATTGATTGCATTCCAGCTTAGGGCCGCTTTGGAGTATTTCTCTGGGATGTCGATGACCATGTCGAACATGCGAGCGTCGACGATGTTGTCGCCGTCGATGGTGATGAAGCGATCGGTCTCACTTTGGTTGGCACATGCCTTGTGAGCAGCGTCAAAGCCCTTAACGCCATGAACACGTTTTGCCCATGGCGCTTTCTCTAGGAGGTCAGCCCAGTTCTCTTCACACTTTGGTTCGTCGTACGACAGGTAGAATACGTCGAACTCGCTCATTTGTTGTTGCATATTTGTTATCCTTTATTGTCGATCTTTTCTTTGAGATGTTCGATTTGCATAAGGAGTCTCAGCATCTCCTCGCGCTGTCGATTGATAGTCCGCTCCTTACTTTCAAGGGCCATTGACAATTGATGTTGGAAGACCTTCGAGGTGCAAAGGTCTGCCAAGTCTTTGAACTGATATTGGTAGTGAACAGGAGCGGGGATTGGATGCGTTGGTGTGTAAGTCATCGGTTCGTCATCGTAATCGTACCGATCATCGCGGCTAGTGCCTTGATACATGAAGTCATGTTCGGTGCCATATTGGTCACCTAGAAATCCGTCACACCCTGCTGGCCATCCCATTTGCTGCTCCTGTTATTGTTGTATTTATGGAGTGATTTTCAACCCATACGTATCGAACACCTTGCGAGTGAAGATGCTGACGAGACGCGGGTCGTATGCGAAGTTGAACACTTCTTTGCCGTTGGAAATCAGCTTCATCATGTCCACATACAATGCATCGATCAGCTGGTTAGGATCATTCTTTGCTGATACGAAGAACACTGCCGTAGGATTCGGAGCGCTTGCATAAAGGGTCATCGCGTATGCGGTTAACTCTGGACGCAAGGTGATTGTCAGCTGTTCATTGTGGATGGTCACGAGAACGTCTGGATTCTCGATGCTCTCGGTGATCATTACCGGCGAGTAGAAGAATGGTACGAGCACATCGTTCGTCTTTTCCTTCTTGACGAAGTGAGTGACGGTACCATCGTGATAAACGACGTAATCGTTTAACGTGTGTGGCTGATCGATGAATGAAATGCCGAGCTCTTGAGTGATTTGCACCAAGTGGCAATCATCAGCCTCTTCCAGTGAAGGTGAAACGCGGCAGACCTGCAACGTTTCCTTGTTGACATAGAGATACCAACTGTTCGTCATTTTACACCTAACTTTCGTTCCATTGTCGCGATCATCTCATCTGTCACGAAGTCTTTCACGTGGTAGTGGAAAGGCAGCGTTTGGCGATAGTTACCGATGTTCAGTTCGCAGTCGTTGTTGAAGTACACCTGAACCACTTTGTTCCACTCCTCAGGAATTGGAGGTGCATTTCGATCCAAGTGCCACTTTTGGAGTTGAGTCTTCATGTGGACGAATGTAGGAACGGGAATATGCGGGTTCATATTCAGAGATTCGATGTCGAGAATCTTTGCAGCGATAGCGAAGACCACGTCAGTGCTGACAAATGCTGGACGATGCTCTGCCTCAAGGAACTCGAAGAAGTATCGCTGCCAGTTATTGTAAATGTGTTCAGCAAGTTTGAACAGCTCGTGAGCAGCATCAGACTTCTTGAAGTAGAAGAAGGCGGTGTACACGTTCGGCAGATTGTTCTGAGTGAACACTTTGCGGTAGTAGTCCGATTCGACCTTCTCATTGCGGTAGGTCGACGCTTCGGTGCAGAAGACGACTTCGGACTGTCCCAACACGTTCCGCCATTCGCTGAGGTCTGAGTTGAAGATCATGTCAGCATCGAGTTTGATCGTCTCATCATAAGGCGACATGTAAATCGCCTTCCATTCGTTCTCAAGCTTCCACGTGGTATCAGCAGCAGCATCACCCCATGGAATCTCAACGATGGCATCAAACGCGTGAGCATACTCCTCTGGAACCTTGTAGCCCGGCGTGATACCGATCGCAAGCTTCGAATGTTCTTTCTGGCTTAGCTTTAGGGATAGCGCCAGGGCATAGGCATAACGTACGTATTGATCGCCTTGTGCGATCGTGAAATAGCCCTTAGACATTTTTGTAAAGTCCTATAAACTCATCTACGAACTTCTGCAAGGACATTTTGTTCATGATGTGAACGTTGTGACCTTTGATCTTCGTGATGTAGAACGCATGTTCATGGTTCTGGTGTTTCATGCCCATATCATTGAACATGATGGTGATGCTGTTCAATCCAACTTGGTGGATATGATCGCGATCGGTAGAGGTGAGGATGAATGGCGTTGGCAGCTTCTTGAACTCTTCATTCTCGATAAAGCCATTGAGGATGTGGAGCGCGATGCTGAACGCAAAGTCATTGCGGTAAAGGTAGCCACCAAAGCCGTACAACAGCTTGTAGTACTCCCAGTTCTCTTTGATGAACGATACGAGGTCGAACACCATCTTAGCGCGTTCTGACTTTTTGAAATAGATCGCGGTGGCCCATACCATCTTGATGCCGGTTTGGTTCAATCGGAACTCTTCGCCATCTAGTGGAAGATGATCCAAGCCAAGTGCCGCATCGTTGATTAGGAAGTCCTCAGCGCAACCCCAAATCGCATTCATTGATCCATCCAACATGAGGAAGTCTACGTCAAGCAGAAGCGTCTCATCGTATGGAGAAAGGTCGTATGCGGAGTTTCGATTGCCGTTGATGAATCGATCCTTGACGGAGTAGTACTGCGTGTCCGAGTAGCGACGGATGTTGTCTTCACCGGTGGTCTTGTCGTCGATGATGATCTTATCGAAGGTCGCTTCGATTTCGTTCTTGATGTCGACATTCCAATCAAGACTTGTGGTCGAGGTGACGACGGTGATCTTGGTATCCTCACCAAGATTTTTCTTGCACATGTATGCGTTGAGCAGTGCAATCTTCAAATAATTGATGTTGTCATTATTCGAAGCAAAGAACAGGATTCCTCGTGACATATTACCACTCCATCATTGGAGCCGTCTTGCGCGACGATTGAATCTTCTTGAAGTCGATGAGGAAGGAGTTGGTCGCTTGGTAGTAGCGATCGTTGATTTCGTCAAGGAAGTCCTCAAGCTTTTCAATGAGGATTGGATTGCCATTGACGTCGATCAGAATCGATTGCTCTTGACCACGTTGAACTAGCGAGAAGACGAAAGAGATTAGGGTTTGGTCGATGTAGAACACACCACCATTTTTGGAGAAGGTCAGTGCTTGCTTAAACTTCAGCTTGCAGTTTTCCTTTTGATTGAACAGCGTGACACGATACTTCGCTGCTTCGAGGGCTTTTTCTAGACGCTCGTCTAGATACTTTTGTGCGTCGTCAGACATTGGATGACCTCTATTATTTTTGTTATGGTTATGCGGGCTTATTATACCACAAACCCTAGAACGAGTCTAGGGTTTGCTTTGTGAGACTAGTTGACTTTATTTATTAAGCCAATGCTGTGGTAGCCGTAGTTGGATAAGCCATGACTGGAGTCTTCAACGCGTTTGCACTTGGGCGAACCAAAGTAGCAGCGGAAGTCAAAGTACCACCAACGCCGCCGTATAGAGTACCCGGATCGGTGAACACAACTTGGAAGCGAATGATGCGATTGCTTTCAATACGTGCATTGATCGTGAACACTTGTTGCGAGTTGTTCGGATTCGCTATAGCGAAGATCGGTTGATACGTTGTGGTCAAATCGTAGAAGCCGCGTGCGTTGGTACGATTCTGTGAATCGATCGAACCAGTTGCGCTGAACTTCACTGTACCGATATTGGCGAGGAAATCTCTCCACTGATAGTCACGCAAGGTTCCTGCATTTGCCAAAGTCGAAACGAACTGGAACTGGCCACCAGCATTGATGTACGCTTTTAGTGAAGCCGCATCAGCAAAGGTTGTGGTCAATTCACGGCTGATAGTACCGGTCCAAGTGGTTGAACGCGAGGTTGAAGCCGATGCTGGGTTGGTTGATTCTAGCGAGACTAGAGCTGGCTTGAAACGAGTCGTGCCAGTGGTCAACGCGGTCAACGCAGCCAATGTCGAGTTGTACTTAGCAAGCATAGTCACCATACCGTAAGGAATGGTATTGCCTTGCTCGTAGATAAAGCCTTCAGTAGAAATACCAGATGCATCCACGCCTAGGAAGTTGCAGACGGCAGTTAGCTTGTTCAATAGGGTGATCCACTTTGCATTGGTCATGGTGTACACGGACTCAATGGAAAGGATGTCAGTTTGGCCGTAGCCGTACGCATCAGCAAGGGCCGTACCAGATGGTGCGCCAATGATCTTGTTGATGGTTGTTGCCATCGAATTATATTCAGTGACGAATGCGGCTTTTGAAGCTAGTGAAGCTGGCATCGGGAAGATTTGAATCCACGAAGTGCCATCGAAAATCTTGAGCATCGCATTTGCGGAATCGAACCACAGCGTGCCTGCTTTTGGGTTTGATGGTGAAGCATTGCCAGCGGAAATGCCGCCGCCTGCTGAACCAGCCCATGCGTTCTGTGGATCGACGGTTGAGTCGTAAATGCGCAGAACTTTGTTTGTGGTGTCATACCACAATTGACCAGTCACACCATTTGCTGGTGGAGTTGGCGCAGCGAAAGTCTCAAGCATCTTGAGCAAGTTTTGCTGTAGGTCACGACCCCAATTTGGGCTACCGCGACCAGTCAAGACTAGCGAAGTGTGAGTGGTGTCTTTCGTCTGAGGTTGAACGGTGAAGCCTGGCTTACTCGCAATGCTCCAACCAAAATCGTATTGATCGCTCAATTACTTCTCCTTACGTGCCGGCTCACGAAACGGATAACCCGCATCGCCGGTATCGTGATGCGGGTTACTTTATTTATGACGCTATGAATTACAGAGTGCCGCCAATTGCAGTACCTAGACCTAGTTGTTCTAGGACTTGACGTGCGTGGTCGAAGCGAACTTGTAGAGTGATAGTCACTGCTTCTGCGGTTGAGTAGTCTAGATCGCCGAAGTCTGAACCGGCGATGAAGCAACCTTCTAGAAGCCATTGTTCAACAACGGTTTCGTTACCATCTAGCTGTTCTAGCTTCATACCAAACTTATATGCGGAAGCGGTTGCAGCGGTAGCCATCCATGGACCATCAGCACCGATTAGCTTTTGCTGAGCTTCTAGCTGATTGCGTAGAATGCCTGATGCTTTGCCGGTGATGTCATCTTGAACGACCAAGTTGCATGGTTCCCACTCGTGCTTACCAGCGATGTACGCTGACGAGTTGTAACGGTCAAGTTTGATTTGTTCGAAGGTTAGGTTTGGACGAGTAATAGTAACGGCTTGCATTGACAAGTCAGCGGAATTGCCACCAGCCGATGCACCGATACCAACGAAAGTAACACGCCATCTGTTCTTAAGCTTTGGCATCAAGATACCATTGCCGACTCCAGGAATACCTGCTTGTGATAGTGTAGCCATTTAATTCTCCTTGGTTGTACTTACTTGAATAGAAAGTATTTCTTCTGATATTTATAAAGAAAGGGGAATTTACGGGCACAAAAAAGGAGGCCGAAGCCTCCTTTAATTGCTTAGTACCTGATTAAGGCATCTTAGCGCCGGTTGAAAGAACGCGGACTGGGATGTAGATAAATTCAGCAGCCTTCACTGGTTTTAGAGCCACATCGCACCATAGTTCGTTGCGATCGATTCGAGTTGGAGTGTTGTTTGAAGCATCGCACAGGGTGACGAAGTCATACAAACCACGCTTAACAAGAATGTCACCTAGGAAACCATCGACCGAAGCCTTTAGGTTGTCACGGGTGATTTGATCGTTCGGTTCGAATAGGAACGGGAACGCACCTTTACGTAGAGCACGCTTGATGTACATTAGTAGACGAGCCACGTTGATACGATCAAGTGAAGATGCAGCTGGAGCTGAAGTCTTCTGACCGAACACCACGAAACCACGGCCTGGGAAGTACGCGATTGGGTTGATGTTGGTGTAGTACTGGTACAAGTTGTCGCGCTGACCTTGGTTTAGGTTCACTTCGACGAACTTGGTTGGGGTACCTAGGGTACCGGTCACGTAACCAGTGGTGCTGATGCCAGTGACTAGGCCACGACGGACACCTGCTGGAGCGAACCATAGTTCTGCAACACTGTCTGAGTAAGCGATGGTACGTAGTGCAACACCCGATGATGCGACGAACACATCGATACCGTCTAGGTTTGAAGCTAGAGCGTGTGGGTAGTAGTATGCAACTGACGAGCTGTTCTTACGAGCAGTGGTCTTACCCCATAGAGCGACATCATCCGCATTCTTGTCGAATGGAGTATCAGCGATAACGAATGCTTCGTCGTTGATCGACTGTGATAGCGCTAGCATTTCATCCACAACTTCGTGGTAGCCTGGGCATAGGATTAGGTTGTATTCGTAGGTTTCGGAACGAACTTCTTGGTTGCTGTTGATTTCAGCTTGTAGAGCGGTCACGATAGCAACACGCTTAGCAGCATCATTAGCACCTAGTTCTGAACCAACGGTTGATTCGACTAGCTGAACTTCGAAATTGTCGCCGACTTCGAAAGCGGTCTCACCATTTGCGATGGTGAATGAAATCATGCCGTTGTCATAAGCTGCGCCTGCAGTTGCCTGTAGGTCCGCGACGCCAGACACTGAACCGGTCACGCTGAACACAGCGCCATCGGTATTGTCAACGCAAGTTAGGTTCCAGATTTCAGCGGTCTTATTGGTCGCCTTAACAGCGAATGAACCCAAAGCACCTTTTGGTAGTTCGGATGCGCCAGACACACTGGTGAAGGTTGCATCGCCAGCAACAACTGCGGTTAGTGGCTTGTCTGCTAGGTCGACGTTTGCACGCACAGCGAAGCATAGGTTACCGATACCCAAGAATTGGGTCATAGCCATTAGGCCGTATTCGTTACGTGCATCGCCGTGTAGCTGACGACGCTGTGAGACTGGTAGGGTCGCATCAGCTTCAGCGGTACGGAACGCTGGAACGCCATATGACTGGGTCAATTGGCCGATCGAAGTGATAGTACGAACGACTGAGTGTTCGTTAGTGTATTCAGCTGTGGACACGCCATCAGGTTGCTTCTTGTTCGCTTGGGTCGCGATAAAGAACAATGGCACGGTCGGCGCGGACACCGGGATGAAGAACGATTCATCGATGATGGTCACGCTTACGCCAGCACTTACTAGAGTTGCCATGTTAAATCTCCTTGTTTATGTTTCGCACATTAGGTGCACGAATTCTCATTACTCTCTTGCTTTATTTATTAAATTACAAGAATTCGTGCACAAATTAGCGGTTGGTTATGGTATGGTACCGTCGATTTCAGTTGATCCCCAAATCTCGCCAGAGAATGGCATGAGTTCACCGGATTGGTCGTACTCGTCCAATGCAAAACCGTTGAGGTCGCCGAAGCGCATCACGATCTTCTTGACGAGGTTATCCTTCAAATCCATTGGTGGGGTAATCCACGATTCCATACGGAAGTTCAAGGTCCAAACGATCATTCGCTTCTCGGTACCGATCGGATAGTTTTCCTCTTGCTGAATGCTCAAGAGTTCCACGTTAGTTTGACTCGTCCAATCGTACGGCGAGTCGTTGGTTTGAATCTGCAAGGTCGGATCAAACACAATCAGAATTTGCTCAAGAATCTGGAACATCTGATCCATGTTCGACGCATAGATTGCCAATTCAAATGTCATGTTGTAAGGGATCGGCATGTATCGTTCCATGACCTTTAAGTCATTTGGGAACACACCACCTTGAGGCATGATGGTCTTGCGTTCAGTCATGCCAACACCTTTGCGACGTTCCGGAGCCAACTCAACCTCAAGAAGGTAAGTCGACATCACAGGCAACGTCAGCATCTTGTTCTGTGTAAAGCCATTCGACACCGAAGCAACCACGCGGTCAATGGAGCCGTAACGTACTGGCACATCCATTGCATGACGTTCACCGTCCTCTCTCACTCCGGTCAAGACCTGAAGGCCTGAAAAGATTGAGGAGAACTGCGTGATTGCTCGCTTAAATTGTTCGTTGTAGTAGTAAGAAGTGATCATAGTTTCTCCGTAATGTCTCTCTTAGATGTTGATTCCAGCTTGGCACGAATCGAAGGACGATACGATGATTTCTGTGTACGACGATCAGTTTCAAGGTACAGCCAACGATGCTTTGTGTGGTTCCATTGGAACAGCTTAGGCGGCTGATTGATCGAGTCTTCGTAGATCATTCGATGGAAGTCATCAGGCTTTGGATTGTCAGGGAACTTCGGTCCTTCAGTGTACGGCAAGTTGTTAGGTGGCATACCATCTTCGACGTTGTAGTCACGGCCATCGTATGAGCCCTTGACGTTGTGCAAGTTCATACCACTTGCTAGCTCACTGGTGTCAGCACCAATCTCTGGCACATCGTCGATTGCCTTCTTGAAAATCTGCTCGGTTGAGTCTTGAGCAAGCATATTCAATGGTGAATCGTTAGCCATAAAGTCGCTGTCAACGATGGTCTCATAGCCCTTATTCGATTTGAACAAGTCCATGTTCTCTTGTGATGCGATTGCTGGGGTTGCAGTGAAGCGGAACAGAATCGGCTTCCAACCTGGCGCGTAGCCATCAGTCGCCCACGTGGTGTCGATGACTTCAAGCCATTTGCGAACGCCATTCAGCTTGGCATCGTATTGCATCTCGTTAGGCAGCTCGATGATGTCGCCAATGACGATAGGACGGCCTAGGAGCTCCACCATACGCGCGAACGAAACGGTGAAGATGTATTGCTGAGGAAGATCGATACCGAACTTCGTGAGCTCTGTTTGGACGTCGATCAAGTCGTAGTATGCGCGGAGCTGGATTGACACGTCAGCATAGTCACGATCACGATTCTCCAAGAAGATCATGTCTTGGATGTTGTCCAAATTGGTTTGGGTATAGTTCATGAACTGCAAGTGAACGATTTCCCAGGAGTCGGTTGGGCCGCCAGCAAAGTAGATCGGAACGATGCGCCATAGTTGGGATGGCGCAGATTGGCGCAGGGCGATCGTAGAGAACTCATCGGTGTTCGGTAAGTTGAACACATCCGCTCTCTTCCAAGTGACCCCTCCGTCGTCTGAACGTTCCAGGCGTGCTTGCAAAACACGGTTCTGCGGATTCGATCCTTGCTTGATCCTGATCGTCGTAATCTCTTGACGAATCGGTGCCGGTGCAGCATAGCGTTCGGTACCCATCAAGTTTTTCTTGGTACCAAAGTTATAGCCGATGAATGACTGAAGTACTTGTTCACCAGTTTGCGAGGACATCCATGACGCCTCGTTGCTGTTGAAAGCGTCAGAGACGAGGGTGCCCGGTGCCGAACCGGAGACGATCGGATTACCCGAGCCAGTCAAGTCTTGTAGCTGACCTTGTTCGTGGACACCAAGCATGCGGAAGATGTTGACTTTGGCACCAGAAATCTCTAGTGCCTGAGCCGCCTGATTTTCCATGTAAGCGGTATCTCTACCGCCACATGCATCCGAATTTAGGTCCCAAGTGCCAAGCGTAATTGTAGGTGCTTGATATTGAGTTGCCATTTTGTTCCTTAGATTAACCCATCACGAATGAGTAGTTGCCGAATGTGCTGCCACCGTTACCGACTTCAAAGTCCATGATCTGGCGTAGAAGTTCAGTTTGATCTTCACGTGCTTCTTGCAGAAGTTCAGAGCCATTCAGCGTGATGCCACCACCTGCGCCAGGCAATGATTGGTACTTTGCACGGATGTGGCCTAGCATCATCTTGACTTCGGAGGTTGCCCAGCCCTGTAGCCATTGAGTTGCATAACGATCGACTAGAAGTTCCTGTTCAGTACGTTCACCAACGCATTCGATCAACAGCTTTTCATCCGCTTGTAGACGACGTAGAAGTTGTAGCTGACGTGACGATTCGCTCCAACGGAAGCCAATGTCGCCAGCGAAGATTTGTGAGAACTGTTCCGCATAAGCATTTGCCAAGTGGATCGAAGTAAGGTCGACCACGCCCGGTGAATAGATTTGCTGCAAGAATGATTGGCCATACACACCATCTTGACCGGCAGCGATTAGGCCTAGACCGGAGACACGGTGGACCTTGACGACGTCGACGATGCGATTGGTACCAGTGACTGGATCGTTTAGGTAGTAGATGTCTTGCTTCTTCTTTGCCGGTAGCGTGAAGTAGCGAAGGTTGTAAGCATTGTCGCAGCGACGACGGAACTCTTCAAGAGCATTGTCGATTGCGAGGTCAAAGCTGCCTTCATCCAGTTCAACGCATAGAGTTGGCCAACCCATTTGACGCTTGATGTTGTTCATCAACTTGGCGCGCTCGTCGGAGGTGCCATCGTTGCCAGCAGGTTTCTGTGTTAGCGGAACACCTTCGTTAGCAGTGTTTGCTTGATTGAAGCGTGAACCATCCCAGCAGTAAAGTTTTTCAGTGATGGTGTTGTAGAAGAATTGACCGATTTCGGCGGTGGTCGGTTCTTCGTTACCGACAAGAGTTGTACCCACGCCTGCTGGAACCCATGTTGCACCAGCCCACATGGTAACTTTGCCGGTCTGGGTGTTGT